TTATTTCTCCTTTCTCTTTAATTCGTTACCATTTGATTCAAGAGGAGGAATTGGCATCCAATGAGTTGTATCCCAACCGCTAATCGTTTCATAGGAATAATTATCACTCCAGAAATATGCATCGCTATTATCGTCTGTATCCAAAACTGCAAGCCTCACTGTACCATCTTTAAGCCTGATTAATACAGGATCTCCTAATTCCGGTAATTTATCTTTTACGCTGATCCACGGAGTCACTGATTCTTCCTCCCAACTATCATCTTCGGTAAAAAGTAAATTTATAGCCCCCATCTGGTTTTTCTTATCCCAGAAAAATCCGCTTGACGATTTTACAAGTGTGTCAGATTGATACATAGCACCTGTTCGTTTATTCTTTATTCTCATGCTGTTCCTCCATCCGGATTTATAAATATTCTTTTAACTATATTATATCCTTGAGCTCCTTGTATAGCTGCTTCTTCTAATGTCTGTTTCATAAATTATTTATCGTTTTTTAATTCTTTAATATATCCGTTTTCAATGCACCAACAAAGCATTTCATAAACTGCGTCAATCAATGAACTGTCAGTAAAATGCTTGATACAATCATTAACATCCTCTACGTTACGATATGCTATGGTATCCCTTTCAATCATCCATGAAAATAGAATCTGCTCATATGGCATTGGGTTTAGATAATGTGGCAGTTTGTTGAGAATGTCTTGCAAGTCGTAAGTAGGGACTATCTCCCAAAATGTACTATCTCTTTTTTGATTAATTACATCTTCATATATTTCAAGTTCCCATTCTTCCTCTATATTGCCATAAAAACAGCAATAACACATACTTGCATCACTTGTGTCCAATCCAAGTTCCTGCAAGTGCTTCATTTGCAAAATTGATAATACCTGTTTCATAAATTATTCATCTTGAAAATCATCAATCTCATATTCCCATTCCATTGCATCCGCTTCTCGAATATTATCACTAAGCCATTCTTTTGCGTTTTCAAGCTCATCATCCCATTCAGGTACATCACCACCTTCATCATAGGCTTTAGCTAATTCATTATAAACTTCGTCAGGGACTTCAACATTTCCAAGCCCAACTCGATAAGTTACTTTGATTGTTAAATCTTTAATATTCTTCATATTTCCTCCTCTCTATATTCAAAGGGACCGTCATATCCCATTCCTTTAAGACGTTGTGTAAACTCTTCGACTGAATCATTTAATGGGGTGTAGCAATCTAAAACATCCTGGAAAGGTCTAAGATAATGACTCAATACATCTAGAGCTTCTTGTTCACCCTTCACTTCTCCAAATTCCTTTTTACAAAGGTTTATATAGTCTTCCCTTGTCATGTTAATGTTAGTCACTGTATCAACAATTGTGCTGAAGCGACAGAAAAAACCATTGGGCTGTTGAGCTATAAATGATGGCATGATTCCTCCTTTCCTTTAAAGTGTTCTATTAGCTCTTCTACTGTAGCCTTATGATAATTGTCCACATTAAGGTCGTTAGGCATTCCATAAAAGTCTATGCCCGATAATCCACCGTCAGAACCGTCTCGATATATACCCCAATCTCCTTTGCCGTTGATAAACATTTGGTTGTTATCAGTATCATCTCTCAGTGCGGCAATAGCAAGGAACAGGGTTCTATTATATTTGCAATCATACGCAACCTCATCATCTGTAATATTGGATGCGAACGTTGTGAAATATACTCCATGTTCAGTATCTGTATATATTATATCGTGATGATTTGAGGAACCTGCGTTTTTATACCCTATATCTTCTAACTTCTTACGGAGTTCCTCCGTATTTTTTCTAATAAAACATGGTGTTGTAAATCCCATAGTTAGTTCCTTTCTGATTTGTTTTACTCTATTCGATTTAAAATTTCTTTCTGTATAACCTCTTTCGCATTAAAGTGAAAAAGTCCTTTTTTCAAACGTCTAACATCCTGCATCGACATTTCATTTATATAAAAGTAAAAGGCTTCATACTGATCACTGAAATTCTTAGCAAGAACATTATTAGGCTTGTTGTTCATGTTTCGTTCAATGGCGACAATCATACGCTTTGCATAGCCAGGAAACATCTTAAATTCAGTCCGCATCTGCTTGCATCCAGCAAGGGGGCAACCAACGCAACCATGACGGGAGAGATTGTAAGGCGCATCGTAATACTTGGAATATGGAAGCCCGTATTTCCGGATATATTTCCAAACATCAACTTCTGACCATGTTAGAATAGGAAGAATATGCTTTGCACCTTTCATCCACTTACGTATATCGCATTGCTCTGGTTCATATAATGCTCTAGATTGGCTTTCTCCTGCCCTCATTCCTTCGATGGTACGCTGACCGATACCGTATTGCTCCTTCAACTTTTCACAGCAAAAACGCCTCATTCTACTGGGTAGTCCTTTGTTTTCAACCAACTGAAAGAATGATTTCTTTGGATGAAGTATTTGAACATGTGAATAGTTCTTCTTTATAAAACTGATTGTGCCAGGTGGATCAACCGTTGTATTTGCGTAAAAAGCATTATACTTTATACCAGAACGCTCTGCAAGGTCAAGAATTACAACACTATCTTTGCCGCCAGAAAAGCCTAAACACATCGGATCGTCACGTTCCATGCTGCGAAGAAAGTCGATTGCTTGCTGCTCCTTTTTATTCATTTCTAATTTGTTATACTCCAATTATCTTATCGTTGATACGAAATATGTTGTCACTCACAAAATCGTATATTTTATACATCAGTTCTGGTTCTTGCTTTTCGGGAGAATAAACCATTACCCTTTTACCTGCACCTTTCATCCATCCGGCTTCTGTGTTGGCCGAGCGGCCACAAGGAAGAACCATAACGCAGACATCAGCCCACTGCATACCATTAAAATCTGAATCAAAACCTTTCTGCGCAATTGGGTGATTAAGTGCTTCTTGATATTGTTCAGTTGTCCAGTTCTGCCAATCAGGGTCTATATCAGACCATTGGAAACCACCATTCCCATGTGGGGGATTCTTAAAATCATAGACCTCATGTCCTAAATCACGGAGAATAGCTACAACGTCCTGTTGAAATACATTTCTCCAACTACTTGCTACATAAATCTTTGCCATATTATTATTCCTTTTTTATCTTATTATACGTTATTCAAATTCATCAAGTTCGTAAGAATCCTCGACGATTTCTTCTACTTCTTCTAAAAAGGCATCTACCAGGTAGGGCTCAGTTACTTTCTTCTGCATTCCGTTCTCCATTACCTTTTCGTAACGGATCTTACATTCAAACCATGTGTGCATTCCCATAATTATTTGTCTTTTTCAGGTTCGTCAATATATTTATCTGCAAAACGGTCAAGCGCTTTGATACACTTGTCCGGAAGCTGCTTTGCCGTATCATTCGTCTTGATATAGTCAATCGTGCCACCGACACCATAGATATAAAGCAGCTCCTTGGTCGTCGGAATAAAAATATTCGCCATTGCCGCTATTACACCACAGACAACAAAGCGCTTCAACCATTTGAAGAATACGTGTGCGCTGTCCTCATCATCGATTACATCACCCTCCGAAGCTGCCAGGACAAACAACATACCAAGGACAATTATCAAAGCTACAATCCATACGACCATCAAGGCGGTGGACAGGTTACCAACTACGGTCATCCAATAAATTTCATTCATAATGTAAAAAAATTAAATTATTAATATTTGAGGTTATTTTTTTTCTCTTCTCAGGTTCTTCATATTTCCAGCCGTTAAGCCGGTAGCATTCTTTGCGTGCTTCTTCACTGGTGGGGAATTCACCAACCTTGTCTACCTCGAGGATATCTCCTATCTCCAACCAGTGATAAACTGCCCACCGGCTACCGATGGGAGCATATGAGTATTTAGGACGCCTGATCTTCTTTCTTTGGTTCCACATAGAATGTTTCATCTTGTACTACGACCATACCACATTTAGCCAATTTTTCTGCTACCTCTTCCTTGTCGTCGTCACCGCAGCGATCTATCAGCAGCTTGATGAAGGCAAGGAGACAGTCTGAGTCGTTTCCGAAGTTTTCCTGGGTGGAGAACTGGGTCTTGTCTACATCTTGTTTCAGCCGGCGTATAGCTGCTATCGCCGTGTTGAAATTGTGCTTGGCATCGTAACGCAAATCATAGCCCTGTTTTTTCATTTCACTTCTCATGTCAAGGAGAAGATTTCTACGACATCTGTCAACACATACGTCAGGTTGAGAGTCGTATTAAGATCTGTTGTTCCTATTAGCATGATTTATGTGTTATAACATTAAACATTTCTTTTGCTATCTGACGTGTAAAACTTATCAAGATTCTCCTTTTGCTTGACGAACTTTCTTTGACATAGCATTTCAGATATACTGTTGGAAAGCTCCAAAGCCTTTATAGCTTCTTCATCGCCATCTTTAGCTCTTGATTCAAGTTCAGCACGATATTCCTCATAAAACAAGCCATTCGTCGGCTTGGCTTCTTCTGCATTGTGAGCTTTATGTTCGTTATATGACTGATTATCAGCAGTAGAGCAACGCTCTTTATTGTATTCCTTAAACCAGCTCATAATAACTTGACCGTCAATGCGATTATATATCTTGCCATACTTCATCTTCATAGCATTTTTAAAGCACAACTTGATATCGTCCAGTTTCATGTATGCATATTCCTCAATAATCAGATCTACGGTCATTGCAACTTGGACATCAGACATCGTTTCTGCTGCATTGAAGAATTCTAATGCGTCAGCTAGTAGATATACTACTGCTGCACGAGCTTTTGTCTCTCCAAGATTCTTAATTATAGTCCCAATCAAAGGTTCATGGGAAAGAAATACGTCTTCAATCCTTCTTGGATTCAGCGCCTTGCAGTATTGCTCCGGCGAGTTGCTTAAGGCGGCTAACTGACTCCCTTCTTGTTGTCGCAGTATCAGCTCGTTTTCCATTATAATTTCCCTCCAGTATCTTTGTATAATTAGCTTGTTTAAATATCCAATCAAAATCACATTTCCAGTTGTGGTCATTGCCCCCGAGGAGAAAAGAACTTTGAAGCACAAGGTTAAATACAGTTCTAATGCTTTCTTTGCCGTATTGGGCTATACGTGCTTTAACTGCTTTCTTCCGTGTTTCGGTCATTGATTTTATAGCCGGAAGCTTATCTCTAAACAAGCTATTATACCAATTCATCAAACCTACCCAATCAATTTTTTGGGAGTGGGACAAAGAAAGCTCGTCTTTCTTTTCTTCTCCGTTAGGAGAAGTTTCTTTATTATTTTCCTTTTCTTTTCTTTTCTTTCTATTTACTTTTACTTTGTTCATTATCGCTATGATTAATTGAATTAATTGTGCAATTAATTGAATTGTTTGCACAATTAATTAAATATTCGGGGATAATAGTCGTTTCTTTGCGTTGATAAGTAGCAAGAAGAAATCTCTTTTGAATGCCAGAAGATGTGAGTATTTTATATTTCTCATAAAGTTCCTGATCGAAAAAACCAACCTGTAATGATTTTATCAAAACTTCTTTTACTGCGCCCTCGGAAACCCCAACTGTGTCAGCAATAACAAAAGGCAAATCTTTGTCCCACAAAATGTAATACCCTTCATCCTTGTAGATATTACACAGCAGGCATATAAGTATAGAAGTAGATTGAGACCCACAGGCCCGTGATATCTTTCTTATCTTAACATCTGTAAAGAAACCAACATCCATAGGGAAATAATCTATTCCCTGCTTTGTAGGTCTTCCAGCCATAATATGTTTAATTAATACGCATGAATACAATTTCTCTTACTATCAGCGACAAAACGCCGTTTGAGTATAAAACAGTAGGCAACACGTGGATTTCCCTTGGCTGTGGGAACAATAGTTCCATTATTGCATTTTGCGCAAGTATCTGGGCGGATAACTTGCTTGTCTGATTTCTTTTTCATGATTAATATTGTTGTAGGGCTACTGGTAGGTAGCCCTGTTGGTTACATCAAAAAGGAATACCCGCATCTTCATAAAAACGACATTCTTCATTCATGTTAGGCATTATTTTTTGAGAAATACTCATTATCAATTCTTGCCTTTCTTTGCTAAATGTCCTAATCTTCGGATGACACATTACCTTACCATCTATATTGCATGTGAATTTGCGACGAGGTCTTACTCCTGTAAATTCTTCATCGGTGTTGCTATACTCTACAGCTTCCACCAAAAGATGTTTGCATCCTATACAATATGATCTGTTTAGAGGATTAAACCTACACTTATCCTCATGCAATGTCATAGCACCCTTACTAAGGGAGATTTTCTTGCAATGTTCACAGTGGTATACCGTTCGTACATCTATTTTCATTTTATGCTACTTTTAATTTATTAAATTTGTTAATAAAATAGACTTGCCCTTCTCCGGTTACATAACATGTAAATTTAGTAAACTGCGGATGCCCAGGATTTGATATAATTCTTTCAGACACCCAAAAAAGTTTCATTTCTGCCGCCCTTTGGGTCGGAGTATAATAATTTTCATGTTTCTGCTTAGAGTTACTCCATCTCTTCCTTCGTATGAGATACCCATTATCTACCATCCATTCATATAGCCTTATTTCCCCTATTTTATGTCCATTTTGCGTAATAAGCTTCGCTAAATCTGAAATAAGGATATTCGTATTGCTTATTTTTACACTTTCCGTGAAAATGACCGCAGGTCGTTGAAATTCGTTCAGTTCTTTCAGCGACTGATTTTCTAAAACGATCTTTTGTTTCTCTTCACGTTCGCTCTTTAATTGAGTGGCAAGACTGATAACTAGATCGGGGTTATTAATCATCTGCTCCAAGGTAGGCTGCGTGGCGGTCATACCGTATTTAAGTAGTTCGTCCACTCTCATATCCACCCATACAGCTAAATCGGAATTTAGTTTTTGAGCGACACGGATAGCGACAAGACGGTGCGCCCAAGTGCCGGGGTTGTCTCCACCTCTCTTAACTGTCAGTAAATCAGCCAAACTAAAATTTTTTAGTTTGGAAAGAGATGCACAATACTCGTTGATTTCCTGCGAGTTAACAATTGTAGATAGGTTCTTCTCCGGATAGGCTTTCGCCATAGCTGTAAGGTTCACCATTACATCATCTCCTTTTTCAAAAGGAATTTGATTACCGTTGTAATCGAATTTGATAATTGAAGCATTCATAATATCGCAATTTTATTTTTTATTCAACAAACACTAAGGCTACATCTTCGTGCATCCAAGTGCCGCCATTATCACCATAGATAACTTGCACTAAATCAGACGAGAGGATTTTTCTCACCTCGCTTAATGCTTTGACATACGTCTTCGTTTGCTCTGTTTTCAAAAAATCTTTTGGCGATTTCCCGAAAGGCTTAGCCATTTCGGTTGCATTTACCATTACATTATCACCTTTATGAAAAGTGATAGGACTTCCGTTGTATTGGAAGATTTGATTAGTATTCATATTATTTGATTTTAGACAATAGCGATACAGGCGGAAGTCTCTCATTCCGCCATTTAGTTAGAATTTAAATATTCGACAACAAGAACTTTAGACAATCCTTGTGCGGATCATCCGAATGATGACTAAAATGGTAATCCTGGAATTGCCGAAATAATCCTTGCGAAAGGATGAAGGCATAAGCTTCATTCTTGCAATTCTTTTCGATTAAGAAATTTTCATAAGATACAGTTTTCGCACTGCTGGGCGCAGATGTAATAAGGTTACTATTATTCACCTTAACTCTGACTTCGTTGGTTCTTGGCATTGAACGAAATTTGAGTTATTAAAAACAAGAAAGGCTATCGCCTCCCGTTCCGCCAAGAACCGACACTGTTAGAGATAACGAGCATCCAATGGGATTTGATAGCCTTATATTTTTGCAATATTACGCTTACAAACGAACATAAAAATATGCACGTTAATCTCTTTCATAAGTCTTGTTCTTGGCGTGAACACCGCAAAGATACACTCAAATTTCAAAATACCAAATGAAAATCTTATTTTTTTAATCCAAAGTCCTAATCGTTATCTCCACACGTGGATTTTCCTTGTCTACAAACTTGCGTGCATGAATAAGACAACAATTATTGTCGTTCTTAATGCATTTGATTCGCTGAAGCACATCTAATTGTAGCTTTAATACATTATCAAGGTCGCTCCGTTTACTTGGGTAGTACACATCAATATAGAACTCAAATGGCTCGTTGATATTCAAATCCCTCAACTTTCCTGCCTGCCAAATAAAGGATTCCTCATACTTTTTCAAGGAATGAGTTTTGGCTAGGCATCCGTGCCCGTTGATTGATACTATCTTATAGCAATTAGCCTTAGAAGGAGCGTTCCCTTTGATTATTGTCTTATATTCCATACTATCGTCTGGCATTCTTGTTTGGTGATTGTTATTTTCATGTGGAGACGGGGCGATTCGAACACCCAATCAAGGACTAAATCCTTTTGCGCTACTTCCAAGGTTAATTACTCCTTATATCTCACGTACCGTACTTTCTAACATGTGCACCTCTCGAAAGTCAAAAGCACTCCACTGCGCATCTCCATGTTCGCCCGCCAATCTTCACAGACAAGCAGGCTGGGGTAAAAAGGTTAACAAAGCTATTCCTTTGCTTCATAAGGATATACATCCATAATAGGCGTTTCAGACACAGATGCTATTTGATAATCTGCCATCGTCCCCTTCATGCCTTCGTCTAGCTTCTTGACAGCATCTCTTAAATTGGAAGCCTGAACAAGTACATGAGTAGATGTTTTCTTTTCAGCACCGCTTTTTTCATCAAGCGTGATAAATACCAATTTGCATTTAAACCAGCGATCAGCCGATTCTTCTTCAGAAAAGAATATCTCCGAATAATTAGCTCTCTTTATATCAGAAACTGTAAACTCCCCACTGATAAAGGGTGTCATTTCTTCAATACATTTACCTTCACTCTCTGTGAAAGACAGAGCATCAAACAAATAAGGTTCTGTAACCTTTTTCTGCATTCCATTTTCCGCTACTTTCTCATAACGGATTTTCACTTCAAACCATGTGTGCATCATAAATAACTATTTTTATACAAATTCTTTGTTTCTTCCAACTTCAATTTCCATCAGTTGTATTAGTCGTTCCTCGTTTGGGGCAGGGAGATATACAGAAAAAGCTTCATTCATTACAGACCAATTTCTCCATCTTTCTATAGATAGCGACATTTCTCTCGTGTCAAGCTCGTAAGTATGCCTTATGTATCTCACTTTCTCACCGGCTATTTCTTTATCTACAAAATAAATGTCCTTGTTTATTTCCTTATATATTGACTCTGCTTCATCATTTGTATATCCTGTTTGCGTAGCCCAGTATCCAATAAGAAGCCATAAATAAGAATTTTGATTCAGGCTTCTTTTAGGCTTCTTTTCTGTTAATTCTACTATTTTCCCGTTTTTAACAAGCAAAGCGGAACGAGATTTAAACTGTTCCGCTTGTAATGGATTAGAAAGATCGTACAACATGATTTATAATTTACTGTAAATCATTATTAGCCATGATATTATCATATAGATTCCTGATATGATATATCTGTCATCACGCTTTCCTCTAAAATTTATCAGAATAGCTATCGCCAACACTGATAAGGCACATAACCGCATTGCTAACATAGGTCAAAAAGGAAGGTCGTCATCAGGTGAAACACTGGGAGCTGAATCAACCTGTTCCATACTTGGAGCACTTGGTTGTGGATTATAAGTTTGCAAGTCACCCAAGAAGTAATTTACCCCATCTTTTCTTTCTTCCTTTTTAGGAGAACAGGATACATAGTGTGTGTAAGTGTTACTTCCAAATGTAGCAGGTTCCTTACGCTCTCCTACCCATATATTCAGGAAAATACGCTCTTTACCATCTTTACACATTACTTTTTTCATCTGCTCACGGGGAATATCCGAGAGGCAGATGCTACCAAATAAACTACTCATATTACTTACTTTTTAAATGTTATACTATACGATGTTGTACTTTGTTTACATGGAGGATTTAAGGTAAAAACTTCTCCACTATCTTCGTCAATTTCAGTTTTAGGCTTAGAAATTGCTTTTAAAAAAGTCTCCCTGTCTTTACATTGCTGGTTTATTTCTTCCCTCTGTTTAATAAGACGACTATATACAGGATCATTGCAAATGGAAAAATCATATGTAACACCAATTTCCTTTATTTGAATTACTGCACCTAAATAGCTGGGAGACTCACCTTTCCCATATTTCTCGCATTCTTGTATTACTGCATCTTTTATGTTTTCATCCTTTAAAAACGTGTTTATTGTTTCAGAAATACTTTTCATCTGAACCACTGCATCAATCGGATTTATATCACCATCAATAACTTTGGAAATAAAAGCATTAGCCATTTCTTTCTGTTCCGTCTTGGAAGATGGGATTCTGTTGATTATTAGTTTATTACTCATTGCAGATTATGATTTACTTTATATTGATAATAATTTTCGGAAATCTTATTTATGTCATCATTCGTACATCTATAATTCTTCTCTATCAAATTAATTATAGAAAAACGTTGTTTATTTTCTCTTGCAAAAGATTCATTCCTATAAATCCATTTCATCAAATCTTCTCTTCCGAGAAGAGAAGCGTTTAAAACTTTGCGATTATCATTTTCTATTTGTGATTTATTATACTTGGTAGAATCATTGTCCCAATACACATCAGCAGCCATACCCAAAGCCTTGCAAGAAACAGATATAGCGTCAGTTAAAGCCATTTTATAACATTCGTCTGACGTATATGCTCCATTCTTTTCGTTAACAACAAATGAAGCTCCTCCAACCCCCTGTATTCCTTCACTCCACTCACCATTATATTTGACGAAAAGGTTGATATGCACAAAGCTTGATATTTCTCCATTTGCACCTTGTTCATTCCACATTTTTATAATCTCATAACGCCAACCAAATCCGCAAGGGCCAAACTGTTCTGTTAGAGTTTTAATTCTCCACATAGGATTGATATCTGTCTTTCCTTTTAAACGACCTGCTGAAATTGTTTTTTTAGCATTGTCTGGAACTTGCCTTATCTTATCGTAAAGTTCAAGACAATTATCATTCCATTCCTTCATATCATATATTATTTAAAGTGGTTAAAATAGTTCCCGGATACCGAATCAACGGACACCGGGATTAAATCAAGATAATTTGCGGATAACCTCACCGCCGTACGAATTTCTAGTTAGTTCTATAAACTCATAGACGGTAAACTTATCATTATCTACATCTATACCTTTATCCCTACAAAAAGACTCTCTCCCAGCTTTACAGCTCCCAGTAAGCACATGATGCCATATAAATAATTCCTTAGCAGAGTATTTTTTTGAAAAGTCAGAAAAATGCTCTTTAAACTTATCAATTCTTTCCTCTTCTGTACTATCATCATAAAGCTTTTCTTGCAAAGATTCAAATGCCTCGTGTAGAGTATTACCATGAGAAAACTGATCATTCCCTTTTACTATAAAACAAGGAGTAAGAGATAAGTCGGAACCGAGGATAAATCCTTTTGCAATGTTACCTTTTACATTTGTAATTATAGTAGGTATATTATCTACTATATAAATAGTATTCCCATTTACAGATTTTATGTCATCGCCATAGCCATAGCCATAGCCATAGCCATAGCCAGAGCCAGAGCCATCGCCAGAGCCATAGCCATAGCCATAGCCAGAGCCATAGCCATCGCCAGAGCCAGAGCTAATACTCAGAAACTGTTTTATTCTATCTTCCATCACCTTGCCCATACTGAAACACTTTCGATAGATTTAACAGATTTATCTGAGCACGGAATAATCTCAATTGCATCCAGAATCTCTATCTCTGGAACCGTAACAGTGAATTTACATTCACCTGGATTAGTCGTACCATTGATCGCTAATTGCGATATGCTAGCAGCACCGTCCCAATACCATAATCTACGACAATTTTCGAGCTTAACTTCTCTACCATTTCTTTCTACTAACTCTCCAAAAAATACACCGGAATAATTTCCTCTTACAATTACTTTCTTTTTCATGATTATATATTATTAAAGTGGTTAATCAAAAAGCCCCGGACAGCAAAGCCATACGGGGATAATTCAAAACTTAAATAGCGGACTGGATACCGCACGGAGTCCTTTACTCCGGGATTATAGTTAAACAATAGATTATCTACCAAAGAGTTCTAATGCTTTTTTAGCGTCTGTAATTATTTTACGCCCATTCTGCTTTATAGCCTTATCTATCTTTCCACTGCGCTTAATACGATAAGCTTCCGTATAAGAGCAATGGAACAATTCAGCTATACCTTTTAGCCCATATACATATTCTTTTGATTCCGGAGGATTATTTACAGGGATAGCGTTTTGAAGCAATGCCCTTAATTCCCCAACGGTCAGGTCAATCAAACGAGTTTCGTTCGATATTCTTTCTGTTCCAATCATAATTTTCCTCCTTATTATTTATTATACCAAAAAGTAATCGTATCTTCTTGCTCTAGAGCGGAATACTATTTCAACCCTCGATATAGTTTTTGTACTTCTTAATCTAACTCTTTCACAATGATAATCAACTACAAGAACAAACAATAGACAGCATGTAACCACTGTTCTAGCGACTGGAGAGAAATCAAAGGTAAATTCGATTCCCGATAATCGTTCATAAAACTTACGGCACAATTCACGTCCGTTTTTTACATTTAGCTTCTGAAAAGCTTCCTGTAATTGGTTATTGATCGTACTAACTGCCTTATATTTTAATGATGCTATTTCCTTTTTCTCCAATCCAGATATATACATCTGGGCTGTCAGCTCGCATTCTTGTGTCAGTTCTGTTAATACTCTTTTCATGATTGTGTGTTTTCTAAAGTTACTTTAACCGGATAACTGAAGTATATCCTGTATATTCAGTTTTTGAGACTCTAAACATTAAGTCTATCTTAGCTTTTAGCTTATTAGTCAAGCGTGCTTCACGATTTCTTCTAGCAGCTTCAGACTTAATACCAATGTGACGTGATTCATCGTAGGGAATGTTATAGATATCTCCTACTTTCATAGCATCAAACACTTTAGTTGTTTGATAGCTTTCATCAATAACGATTTCTTTTACCATAAAATATTCATTTATAAATTGAGTGGACAGTGCTGGAGTCGAACCAGCCTCACGGATTATTGATGCACTTCACCGTAGTTTCAGCCACGAGACATAACTGCCCGTTTGCCTGTATCACTTTAGATACAGGGCTTTACATTGAAATACAACAGATATCAATATTCTCACGAACGACGATATCTCCTTAAAGTATATTTTTATTATTTTCATTTTTCCATTTAAAAAGGGATGCACTATCTTCACAGACAATACACCCCGAACACACAAACACAAAATAAAAACACGACAAAACAAAAAGTTTTAAGTAGCTAATTACTCTTCTCTCTCTAGTCTCTTTTTGTTTTTCTCTATGCACACTTGACACAATGCAAATGCGACAAAAGAAAGCCAAAAAACAACATTAAATTCATTTGCGAACAATATCGTCATGGCAAGAGATATTATCCAAATAATAAATAATGGTATACGTTTCATATTATATATGTATTAGTTAGTGCCCGCACCTTGATCCGATCAAGACTCACGCAAACAGTGCAACTGTTCGTGCGGGCTATATATTAACTTACTCACGTTGCTTCCTTCCGCTCATATCATCGCTGGTTGGCTATTACGCTATACTTCGCATCGGCTATACTGCTTATCTGCGCAGCTTATTTTTCCGTTTGAGGAGATTCCCCCGGTGTGTAGCTGAACACAAGGACATTTTTGAGCGTTTCCCTTCGCGTCCCGAATTAGGTTCATCGGTTTACCGTTGTGCTCTGAAAGCGTTTCGCTCGCTTCTTTCGTAGATCTAACCTAACAGAGCTTCATAATCTTTTATTATTCGAAAGAGATTATTGATAATTTCTTCTTTCGTTTCTTTACTTCCAGCCAGCATCTGAACTGTATATTCATCTCGTTCTTTCAGATCTTTTGTGTATTTCTGAAGGAAAGACAAATTTTTGCTTATCTCATCCCTACTCATAATTATCTCCAAGAACTATCATAGTTTACATATTTATCGGCGAAGAACGCTTTCAGCACATTTCCCTGTTTTGGTTCAATCGTTCTCGGATTCAATGATGCTACATATTCATCCATTTTGATGCGAGCGTCCACCCAAGAAGTACGCAAGGCAGATTTCAGAGAATAACCATATTGGCGTACATACAACCAAGCTCTCTGCATGATGGCTTTCATGTTATACTTACCATTTCTTACAAGTTCATAATCTCTAGTTTTCATAACTTTCTTACTTTTAATGCATTTATACTATTGCGAATCTCTGCCAAGTTGCGTATCTTTGTAGCGGTTCGATGATGCAAATACACTGATTTATTTTCAGCATACAAAGGTTATGCTGATTTTATTTCAGTATTAAATATTATTTAACTATTAGAGTGGTTTATACCTTATTATAATATGAAGAAAGAAAGTAAAGATAGAAATTGGATAGCGTGGATAGCACTTGGCTTGAGTGTTATTGCGATAATAGTAAGTGTTATTGCAATATGTATTGCATGCCCTCATGTGCCTGAATTGGGATTTGATTATCAAGGAATAATAGTGGGTATATTAGCATTATTAGTAACTATGCTAATTGGTTGGAATATCTTCTCTATTATTGATATAAGAAAAATAAGAGATGAATTATTGACTACAAAGGTTAGCTCTGTATTCAATGCCGAAAAGAATAATGCAATAACATGCCATGCTGTATCTGATTATTATTATCATGTGCTATTAAAATCAGACCCTTTAGGTATCGAATATCAATTTCTTTATTACAGAATAAGTGAATTATTTCATGTGTCAAATATAGGAGACACAGAAACTTGTAATATAATAGTCAAGGTTTTATTGGAAATGATTAAATCGCCCGAAGATATACATATCCTGCAAAGTTGTAAGAATAGGCTTATAGGATTATTGTCAATGGTTAATGAAAAAGAGAAAATAATAAAGTACAATGAATTAATGTCTGTTATTGCAAGACTAGGTACTAAGCCACGTGACAATAAACAGCCTTAAAATAAGTATCTGCATATTCATCTGCGCTTCGTTCAGAGAGAGGTACCATAGCAATAAAAGTTAAAGCGACCAGCTCCAAAGTTGCGGTTGGAAGGGTCTAATAAAACAAAGTACCGCAATACATAGTTGTTTGAAAATAAAAATATCCGCAATAGGTTGCAGCTACTACGGATACCATATATTAAACCTCTTATGAGGAAAGTTTAATCACTTTGTCTCTGTAACATCTGCAACTTGTTACGACACAAAGATACAGAAATATATTCAGTATGACAACAAAAGATAGATTAATAACATTTCTTGCATATATAAATATAAGTCAAGGAAGATTCGAAAAGGGAGTTGGTTTATCGACTGGCTTTGTTAACAATGTAGGAGATAGCATAAGAAAATCTTCTCTTGATAAAATCTCGTCTGTATATCCAGAGTTAAATACAGCATGGCTACTCACGGGTGTTGGCAATATGATAAATGAAAATAAAAATAACGTAGGAAGAGATAACTATGGTGTCCAAGGAGGTGGCTCTCAAAACATTTCAGGCAACATGGTTAACGTAACTATGCCCGAATCCGGGACCCAAAAAATTATTAAGCCTACCGGAGAGGTTGAAATACAGCGACTAGACCCAAGCGACAAATCAAACTCGGGCGAGCTCGATAGGCTACAACAGCGTATTCTAGATTTGGAAAGAATTATATCTGAAAAAGACGCTACAATAAAGTCTAAGGATGATTTAATATGTGTGTTGAAAGAAATGCTCAATAGGCAGTAAGTGTTAGGTTAAGGTTATGTTTTATTCATAAAATTATACAACAGGTAAAATACGAAAAAGTTTAATAAAAACATCATATAAAACAAGAATTTATAAGACAAAAGTCATTATAAACAACAATTAGATATATTAATCAATAAAAATACGATGTATTAAAAGTAAAACTAATCAATGGCATTTATAGAAAAGCTATGAATATTAAAAGAAACTGTATATTTCTACTCGATAAAGAGAAAGACAAAACTGACGCAAAGCTTCGCTATCGAATAAAATGGGGAGATAACACCGTCGCGTTTAATGTGGGATACCGGGTGGACATAGACAAGTGGAGCCCAGACAGTCAACGCTGCAAGAATAATACAACACACGGCACAAAAAAGGTTCATTCTTCCATTATAAATAAAGCTATTCAAAATTATGAGGATATATGCGACAACATATTCTTTCTATTTGAACAAAAAGGATTATCCCCTACTCAAAATGAATTCAAAGACGAGTTTAATCAAAGATTAGGGAAAAAAGTAAGGGCACAACGGACACTCTTTGAATATCACACTGAATTTATGATAGAACAAGGGAAAGAGAGTCAATGGGAAGAAGCAACATATAAAGAACATAGAACTATACAAAGAAGACTTAAGGACTTTGCGCCTAGCCTCGAATTTGAGGATCTTACCAAACAAGGACTTTCAAAGTTTGTAGATTATATGCATACAGTGCCAATTAGCTCCAAGAAGAAAGGGCTTAAAAATTCAAGTATAAGAAAAAACTTAGATAATCTAAAATGGTTCCTTCGCTGGGCCACACAGAAAGGATACAATAAAGAACTTGCCTTTACTACATTTCAGCCTAAATTAAAAGAGGTTCGAAATACTGTCGTATATTTGACATGGGAGGAATTGATGCTAATATACAACTTTAAAACACCCTCTTCATGTTCCCATTTAGAAAAAGTAAAAGACGTATTTTGTTTTTGTTGCTTTACATCATTGAGATATTCTGACGTTGCTAATTTAAAAAGGAGTAATGTATATGAAGATCATATATTAGTAACAACTATTAAAACTTACGACACATTAAGGATAGAACTGAACAAATATTCAAAAGCAATTCTTGAAAAATACAAGGATGAAGTTTACGATAACAATCTCGCTCTTCCTGTCATATCTAATCAAAAGATGAACGATGCTCTTAAAGAACTTGGGGAGATGTGCGGGATAGATGCTCCAGTTTCTATCACCTACTACAAGGGAAGCGAAAGAATAGATGAAGTATATAAAAAATATGAATTACTCACTACCCACTGCGGAAGAAGAACTTTCATAAGCAATGCGATAATGTTAGGTATCCCTCCTGAAGTAGTTATGAAATGGACTGGGCACGAAGATTACAGAACAATGAAGCCATATATAGCAATAGCAGATAAAGAGAAGAAAAATGCAATGGATTTATTTAATAAGAAATAGTCCCTAATTAAAAAATCGGGGACTAAAACAGGGACTATTTATGATTATATTAGAATAGAATAGACTATAACAAAACATTATAAGAGTAGCTAATATAATATGTGGATACGATAGAATATGTGAGAATATTTCTCAGAATTCTCGTACCCACTACTCAATTTTAGTTAGCCTCTTACATCGAAGTAAGAGGCTTTTTTATTGTGTTCATATCTCAAAAAATGGAATATAACGTAGAAGAATTGAAAAAGGTATTGATTGAGCAATGTAAAGAAGAAGGTATATATTACGCATTGATAGCAATCGACAAACAGACGAAAGAGATCGTTCTGCCCCAAAGCCTTGATAATGCTTTAAGTAATCCGGATTACTGCGTTTTCAAATGCAAGAAAGCAGAGGATGGATATGAAGTAGAAGAGGTAAAATAAGCGTAATTTAAAAAAGAAAGTGATGCTTATTAGTGTAGTATTAGGACATTATAAAATTTAATAATTATTTGAACATTCAAAGTTTTTTCTGTAAAAGAATGTTATATCCAGTCAAAACTGCCATCTTTCACGTAGAAACCTGTCTATAATTGAAGAAACGCCTATCTAGTTACAGTTCTTCACTCTGCTCATACAGTTCGAAGTAAGATTCCTTATCAATCCGCAGTTTGACCCTGTTTTCCCGCTTCTGACCGGCTAAATTGATAAATAAATTGAAGTATAACTGACTAAAAGAGAGGTCGGAACGATCATAAACGATATCAAAAGTACAGGTTCTGCGGAAGGAGTCGAAAGTTCCCAGTTTCATCCCTCCCTTGCACATAAAGACTTCAGGAAAGCTTGTCGGAGGATAAGGCTGGAACAGGCTAGCCAGTTGGGCATATACATAATCTATCATCCATTCATCACCGGATACAGTCAGTTCTCCTTTCAGACGAAGTTTGATTGCATATTTAGCGGTGATATCCTGCGAAGTGTATATAGGAACCTGGCTTTCCGCAGGATAATTGCCATCCTTATATCCAAGGCTCATGGTCAGTTTTGATTTACCAGCTCCGTTAAAACTGGCAACATTCTGATCCTTCTGTTGGTTTTTCAGATCAATCATAAACGTCAGTTTACCCAAAGTCGGGTCATTCGGGTATTGAGCTATCGTATCCAATACATAATCTTCTTCATTATAGCTTCGCACCACCAAGACATCCCCCTCTCCGACTTCCAGTGCCGGACCTCCTCTTTCAATATCCACATCGCCTACGGGGTAATATATAGCATCATTATCTCTGACACAACCTGACATACAAAGCAGTAGAACTGCCAATCCTATTATCTTATTCAT